ACTGTGCCACTTAAACCCTGTATCGTTATCTCCGAATACAATCGAATTGCCGCCCAGCGCATTATCAGTACCAATACCCAGCGGGCCGTTAAGCCGTCCCCCTGTAATCGGCAACGCACCCACATCACCGGCTGTTGGTTTCATCAGACTACTGTAAATTGTATATGTCTGACCGCTGGTTGAGTTTCCCGGCTGTACTGATGAATATTCAGGCGTACTGTGTAGCGTGACATTTGCATTACCGGTGTAATCATATTGCGCAATTAACCAGTACGCATACTGGCCGATATTAATATAAATATCGTAGGTGTCGCCTGATGTATTAACCCATGCGACCTCGTTAGCAGCAGAAGGTGAACGCCTCCATAATGTGGCGGTTATTCCAACAGGTGAACCATTACCGGCACGCAGTACCAGTTCACTGATTGCCGCTTGCTCAAATGATCCAACGTTATACCCCGAACCTCCATAAAGCTTAATTACCGCTGTTGATGTGGACTGCGGCATTACAACCGTGGCGATTTTGAACCAGCCTGATTCGCCAGTTGTAATGGTGGTCGACGTTACCGCGCCGATAGTTCTCGCAAATTGTTTTTTGTCCGGAATATCGCCGCCATTACTGTTTTTCTCCAGTCGTCCGTTCGCATTATCCATAGCCGCTTTAACCGCTTTCGGCGTTGCGGCCAGCGTCTCAGACGTGCTGTCAGTGGCATTGCTGAGCTGGATAATCCCTTTACGCGCTGTAGTGGCGTCCTGAGCTGTATATTTCGCGTTAGCAAGGTCATATGCCACCTTGACCGCTTTCGGTGTCGCGGCAAACGTCTCAGACACACTGTCAGTGGCATTACTGAGTTGTACAATCCCTTTACGCGTTGTGGTGGCGTCCTGCGCTGTATATTTCCCGTCAGCAAGGTCGTATGCTGCCTTAACAGCTTTCGGCGTCGCTGCGAGCGTTTCAGACTCGCTGTCTGTCGCGTTACTGAGCTGAGTAAACCCTTTTTCTTTAAGAGTGGCATCAGGATGACGACGGGATTTTTCATGTTCGGCGAGCCTGTCGTCGACATAATCCTGCGTCGCCATCACCATCGTTGAGTCAATGGACAGCGCCACAGACTCGACACTGCTGACAATAATGACCATGCGGCATGTCTGCGCACGCCCTGAGCCCTCAGCCAGTTCTGGCTTGTAGCTTTCGGCCATATTGGCAACAGCAATCAGCGTCCCTTCATCGTCGTAAAGGCCAAGCTCACGCATCCAGAAGCCGCCCACCTCCGGCGGAATAACCAGCTCGGCCACAATGTAATTACTGTACCGGTTGTCCTGGCTGATTTTATTCAGAGTGTGACGCCAGACCTCATTAACAAGCTGTGTCTGACCGGCATCAGGATCCGGCAGCTTTCCGCCGCCGTCACCAACAGCCATAACGTTAAGATTTATTTTCTTACCGCCCGGCATGGTGGCCGCAGCAAGCTTAGCGGCTCCGGCAGTGGTGATAACGGTTTTAAATTTCGTGCTCATTATTCCTCACTTATCCCGGGTAAACCGTAATAATATCGCCATCGCAGGACACGCCGCCGGTATACAAATAACCGGGAATGTCCTGGACAATATTCAGGCCAGTCAGATGACGACTGGCTGGTTTTGCATCCGCAATCAGTCGTTCCATTTCGAAATACATTTCTTCGGTAATGCCACTTTCAAGCACCCCGATATCAAGCCGGAATGTGCCTGGCGTGTCGCCGCTTTCCCACCATTCCGTTACATTGATGACATAGCCGAGTGGCTCCACTACCCGACGGATTGCGCCGATAGTCCCCTTGTGGCAGTGAATGAAATATGCATCACGGATAACGGCACGTTTTGTTCCCTCCGGCCAGTTCTCATTCCACCGGTCGACAGAAAACGCCCACGCCAGCCACGGCAACAAATTTTCCGGGCAGGTGTCAATATTCCACAACGCGCGGATGTTGACCGGCGTCCTTTCAATCTCAGCACATGCCCTTGCGGCGGCGACTTCCAGTGGCGATGAGCCCACCGGCAATAATCGTGAGTCATTCATCAGATCCCCCGATTACAAGGCTGTAGTCAGTGCAAAATGACGCCTGTGTGTTATCGAGAACAATATCCGCGACCGGTGCCGCCAGCTCCACCCGCTGAACCCCCTCAACATGCAGTGCGGCATAAATCGCTGATTTACGGATATCGCGCCCGAGGCGGTGCTGCGCGCTGATATAGGCTTTCAGCTTTGCCTCAGCCGCCGCCCTGATGGGTTCACTTTCCGGGCCGGGGTAAAGATAAAGCGTGGCGTTAATCTGGTAGTTAACAATTTCGGCTGACTGTACCGTCACCCGGTCAGCGACCGGCCTGACATCTTCTGCGTTCAGGGCATTGCGCACAATTGCAAGCAGTTCCTCAGATGCGACGCCGTTGTTTTCACGTGACAACACGGAAATCGTCACACAGGCTGGCGACGGGCTGATAACTGAAATATCGCCGACGCGCCCGTCAGCACTACGGCCATGAAATTCATAGGCACCCGTAGATCCCGCCACGCTCATTCCTTCGAAAGCCTGTTGTATGCGCAGACGATAATCGGCGTCGAGTTCCATCACTGCCGGGGTGGGTGGAATGGTGGTGTCATCAGCAGGCGTGACGACAAGGCGCTCAACATTGAAATTCGCCCCGATATTATCGAGGTCACTGTCTATGGCATATGCCAGCATGACTGCGCGTGCTGCCTCATTGACGCGCTGACGCCAGATAACCTCACGGTAGGCGTTTTCCTGCAGCAGCTTAACGACCGGCTCAGACTCAAGCGCGAGCGTCCGGGCGACGGCTTCCTGCTGGTCTTCTGGATAGAGCGAAATCAGCGTCGCAATGCGCTCCGCAAGGATAGTTTCATAGTCCAGTTCCTCGACCACATCGGGAACAGGGAGCAGACTCAGGTCAACAGTTGCCATAGTGATTTAACTCAGTGAAACAGTGGTTGAAACTGACGCACCGGTATCGGTACGCATCCCGGTAATATCGACATACATTTCGCCAGTGTCGCCGCGCTCAAAACTGATGGATGTAAGCCTGATGCGTGGTTCCCACTTCTGGATCGCGGAATAGCACGCCACCATGATTTGCAGCCTGAGCGCCGGGGTTTGCGGCATATCAATCAACGCAGACAGGAGCGAGCCATATTCACGACGCATTACCCGCGAGCCGACCGGCGTCAGCAGAATATCGCGCATGCCCTGGCTGATATGCTCACTGTCACGGATAGCGAGGCCGGTATTGCGGTTCATCCCCATATAGCGCGCCGTCATCTGGTGCCCTCCGTCCAGCTCCCACCCCGTTGCACGCCACCGTGACCGTGGTCATCAACCTGCACACCGTTTGATTTAAACGTACCGTCGGTATGTTCGATGTTTCCCCGCATGGTGCCGCCTTTCTGCACCTCAAGCGTCGCCGTCGTCAGTTTGTTGGTGCAGACCACCTCCGGGGTGTCGAGGGTGATACGCTCTGCCGCTTTGACCAGTACCACCGGCACAGTGGCTGTGATGGACTCCGATGCCGTCACATCGGCAGTCTTGATGCCGCTGACCGTCAGCGCACCGGTTTCCGGCTCATACTCCATAACCGCGCCATCAGGGAACACCACATGCCACGCATCCGCCGAGGCTGACGGGGCGGGGTTATCGTCGGAAAAAATTCCCGGCAGCACGAAAGCGGTATCAAGCTCACCACCAATCGCCAGCAGCAGTACCTGCTCACCGACCGAGGGAGCCCACCATGTACGAGAACGACCGGCGCGGGTAGTAAGCCAGTTCAGCCATGTAGTCTGGATCCCGCCGCTTTGTACGCGGCACAGCCCCTGCACGGTATCGACCTCAGTCACCACACCTGAGCGGATGAGGTTGCGAATTGCGCGCGCGAGCTCCTGTAGAGTGGATAACGTATTCATAGTGCAAGAATGCCTCTGGTCTGGAGCCGCGCCAATTCGCGCGGCTCCGGTGATGGCTCACACAATATTTATTTGCCGAGGTGACTGAGAATGACGTCTTCAATCATCTGCTCATCGTCGCGGGTGAAACCGAGTAGCGGGCGCGCCTCGTACTGCACCTCACGGCTGTTGCGGTTTGGCCGGTCTTTGAGGCCATACTGATGCACCCGCGCCATGCGCTGCACTTTGCCGGTAAATTCCACCACTGCCGCACTGTCGCTGCCTTTGGCTTTCATAAAGCGGTTAGTGCGCAGTCTGGCGAACATCTCGCGCTTAATGCGGCCTTTCTTGCTCCGCACCGGCTGGCGCTTTCGCGCGGCATACGGGGTGCCGTCGGGTGCCTGCTGCCGCTTAATGCGTTGTTGCTGACTGGCGCGCAGCTTTTTCGCAATCTCAGCCGCCATTTGACGACGCGCCGCCGGTGACAGGCTGGCAATCAGACCGGCAAGGCGCTCCTGCAGTGCGGTTAACTCACTCATCCCACTTACTCACCAGCTCACCGTTAACGTACAGCTCGACCGGGCGCGTCACGGGTTCAGGCAGCGACGGCTCCGGCGCATAGCTGACGTGCAGTGCGCCGTCGACCTCTTTGACGAGCGTGCGCTCGGTGAGTCTCAGGCTGATACTGATATCAAGCGAATCGTCGTTATTGATATCAATCATCCAGGTGAATCCTTTCTCCCGCCCGTCGTCGGTGGTCATAATGTCCGGCTGATGTTCACGCAGCCACACCTGCACCGGCACAAATATCAAATCAAGGTCGCCGGTAAAATCGGTCACCACCACGTTAAGCACGTACACCTTTTCAAACGACAGCGAGCTCGCCAGTCGGGAATCGGTATGGCCGTTGTCGGCAAACAGGCGCAGCATATCGGGGTTATTTCGGAGCTGCGGCACGGCGTTAATCAGCGCTTTGCGCAGGCTTTTGTGCTTTTGCATCGAGTTCATCCTGACAGTGTTTGACGGTTTTGACCTGCAGTGCACAGGCAGTCAGCGCGCCCTCAAGACGGCGAATATCCGCGCTCAGGTCACCATTGGTTTTCGGGTCACTTCCCGGCATCGGGCAAAGGCTCACCTTCGGGCACCCGTTGACCACAATCACCGGCGCTGGCGCAGGCTGTGCGGGTGTGCAACCGACGCACAACATCAGGCAGAGCAGCGTTATACCAGCGGCGAAAGGCTTCATTTTCATTAAGTAACCTCGTTATCGTCTGCTCACGGCGGCTGGCTTCTGCGCTTGCCTTTGCGAGCTGTTCGCGCAGTGCCACCTGCGCGGATTCATTACGTCTGGCGAGCTGACCGGCAACACTGAGCTGATTTTTCAGCATGCCAATCGTCGTCTTTTGCTCGCTCGCGACACGGTTTGCCGTCTCAAAGGAGCGGGATAAATTGCCGTTCTCATGGCGCAACCACAGCAACCCGAGCACGGCCAGCACAAGCAGCGTTATCAGGACTTTCATGCCATCACCCCGCCAGCCGAGCGCCAGACGGTGACCAGCTTTTCGAGACTGTGCTCGCGCTGGCCGTAACCGGCACCCGGTAATGACGCCCAGATATTGCGGCAACGGGAAACAGCACGCTCAATACGCCCCGCCCGGATATCGTCAATAGCGCCGCGCTCCCGGATTAACTGAATCGCGAGTTTGTCCTGCGACAGAGGGCTGAAATCAGGCAATGCGAGCTGTTTCTTATAGTGCGGCCAGAACAGATAAAGCTGCTGGTAACGCCCCGATGCCGTGGATTTCTCGCCACGGCGATTAAACACTTTCGGTGGTCGGCCATGTGCGAAAGGATGGTCGCTGTAATCGGTGAAAATCTCTGGACTGCCATCAAGGCCGGTGACAATGACGTCGTAGCCACAATTTTTCGTCAGCGGATGGTTCGCCGTTCCTTCGGAATACGCCAGCATGTCCAGAAAGGCGGCGATATTCTGGTGAGTATTAATGACCGGCATCGTCGTCCCCCTTCTGTGACTTAAAGCGGCGCTGTATGGCGATTTCCACCACCTGATAACCGGCAATACCGAGCATGGATCCAATACCGCACACGGCGGGCAGTGACATATCAGGAAACTGCACCAGAACAACACCGGCGACCATTGAGACAAAACCGCCGAGCAGCATGCGCCCGACAAACAAACGCGGGGTGATGGGTTCACCGCCTGCCAGCACTTTTCCGACCACAATCAGTGCCCCAATCACAAACAGTGACAGGACGCCTTTTTCCCCTTCTGTCATGGTTTACTCCCAAAGATTGATAGTTTCAGTTACTGGTGAGGACGACACATCCGGCAGCTCAATTGCCGTGCCATGCGGCAGAATGACGCCCAGCTCAGACAGGCCTGGATTAGCCTGCAGCACCGTTTCAACAACGCCCTCAGTGCGCCCGTAATACCTGGCGCAAATCACGTCGAGGGTGTCGCCCTGCATCGACCTGACCTTCATCAGAGCTGGCCCACGATGCAGCGCGGCTTGTCCTGCAGGCGCGCAACCGACCAGCGCATATCCCGCCACAGGTCATCAATGGTGGTTTCCACACTGTCGGCTTTTTTGTCACCCTTGCCGGTGGCCTCAACACCGCGATAGCGCTCATACAGGGTGGCCGTTGCCATCGCCGTCACGGCGCTCAGGTAGTGGAAAACACGCACATTCTCGCCGTCGATTTCCGCGGCAGGCACGTCGGCCAGTTGCTTAAACCCGGCAGCAGTCTGGCGCAGCCGGTAGTCGTAAAGCTCCGCATTGGTTTCCGCCATACCGGTCCTGATGGCATGGCGCAGGCGCGCATCGGAAACCGTCTGCTCAAGCCGCATCAGCTCGCGCACGCGCCTCGGTTCCACATCAGGGAAAAAGAACGTGTTTTTAATCACTGCGTCGCCCGTCTCCGGTACGGGAATCACCACGCCCGGTACGTCCTGCGGTTCGTCGGGCTGGTTCAGAATCACTGTCGTCATGACAACCTCATCAGGTTGGGCGGTGGACGCCGGTCGCCGTCAGGGTCAAAACCTGCTTTGACCGGCGTGCCGCCCGGCTCGGGGAGCGTTCAGTTAACCGGCGGTTTTTACCGCCTTTGGTGGACGCCCGCGCTTTGCTGCCGGTCTGGCGGCAGGTTTGCGCGTGCGCGGTTTAGTCGTTTTACGGGGTGCCGCCTCCGCTTTTGGCTTCAGTGCGCGTTCCAGCCGCTCAATCTCTTTGCGCACACCGGCATTGCGGTCGAGCTGCATCGCGCGCTGAAACTGCGCCAGCGCCTCTGCATTCATACCGGCATCACGCAGGGTCAGGCCGGTCACCTTATGCAGACGGGCACGCACCATATCGGGAACGTCAGCGCCGTCGGTCAGGTCGATGGTGGTCTGCAGCCAGGAAAGGTCGACAGATTCACCGGCATCGCGCAGGCGCAGTGCGGCAAGCGCCACCTCCTCAACCAGCATGTAAGGCGTCGTGCGGCGATGGTCAGTGGTAAGGCCGTATTTCAGCGCGTAGGGCGCAATCTCCAGCGCGCCGGCGATATCACCGGCATCAAGACGCCACAGCATGACGGTCATCACAATGTCATCCTGCGCACCCCGGCCATCAGCCAGCACACCGGCGACCCACGGCGCATAGAACGGCAACAGCTCGCGCTTTTTCTCGGCTTTACGTTCGTTTGAACGGATGTTTTTTAACGTGCGACGGTCATCGGCCAGCTTAACCAGCATCTGCTCATAGGCGGTTGCATGGCGCAGCGGGGCTTGCTCCCGCTGCGCGGCTTGAGAGGCCGAGACCCGCATCATGTGACGCTGTGCGGGGCTCGTCATGGTTTAGGCTCCGCTTTCCGGTGCTGCAGGTGCGGTGAAATCGCCCAGGGTGATGTTTTCCAGCAGGCACCCGGCGGCATACGCCTCGACCACATAGTCGATATTCATCGACTCGTAATTTTCAACGCGGTCTTTTTTCGGGTTTTCATCAATGCTGCGGCGGTGACTCTCATCCATGAAATAGATAGAGAGGTTTTCCAGCGTGGTCACTAACACGGCATTCGCCGGGAAGTACGGCACACGCACAGCAGGCAGGTTGCCGATTCGCTTCTGGCTGATGATGATATCTGCCGCGAGCGCCTCGCTGTTTTCCTGCGACTTGTTCACCAGCGGGAAATATTTGTCGGCCAGCAGCTTACGACCAACGATGGCAACGAGTTTCGGGTCATCCTGATAAACCTCGTCAATCAGGTTATTGGTCGCATCCATCACCAGCGCGTCGAGGTTCTCATAGTCGCCGTTTCGACCGACGCGAATCACTGCCGAAACGACCTTACCGTCAGCATCGGTGATATTGCTCATCACACGCGTCGGGGCTTCATTGCGGTATTTCTGCAGCCAGCCGACGGCCACATCCTGCAGCATCGGATTTTTGGTGCGGTCAGAGGTGGCGGCGCGGGTGGTACCGTTAAAACCGGCCATGATGAAATCGAGCGCCTGACGCTTGACAATGGCGTCGCGGATGCGGCGCTGGAAGTCCTGAAAACGCGCCCACAGGTCGAGGGTTTTATATTTCAGGTGGAAGTCAAAGTTAATCTGGTCGCACTCGTACTTGTTGGATTCAAGCGCGGTGAAGTCTGCGGTCTTACGCTCATCATCGCCCGAGGTATCAGTCGTGCTGGCGATAGTACCGGTCACACCGACGCCGATTTTCTCACCCTTCATTTCTGCGACCGGCACAATATTAATCGTCTGCAAAAACGCGGATGACGCCTGCACTTTGTTCATCAGCGTTTGCGTGACCGACGGCTCGACGGTGAATTTTTTGCTGACGTCATCAGTACTGATGTTGTTCAGTTCAGCGACGCGGGTCAGATAGGCATTGAACTTAAAACGGGTTTCCGGGCGCATAGTATTTCCTGTTTGAATTTATCGGTTAGTCACTGCATCGGGCGGGGTTGCCGCCCGGTTTCGGGGCTGCGGTTTATCAGCAGTCGGTCAGCAGCTCATCGCCGCCGCCGCTGGCTTTCGTGCGTCGCGGCTGGCTGAAACTTTCGGTTTTGTCGAGGGTGGTTTTCAGGGCGGAAAATGCCTGGCGGGTTTCTTCAACCTTGCCGGTCAGTTCCTGTTTAAAGGTGGCTAGCGCGGTTTCCATATCGGAAAGACGCTTTTCCTGCGCAGTGAGACTGGTCTGCACATGCTCGCTGACGGTGGTCACCGCCTCATGCACATCATTCAGGCGCGCATCGTCGCTGACCTGCTTACGGCTGAAAATGGCTTTCACCTTGTCGGCCAGGCTGTTGAGCACCGTGTCGGGAACGTCTTCAAATTCCAGTTCAGCCAGCGTGGCGACTGAAAAGAGATTTTCAGGACTGGCCTTAAAGCGCTGCAGCGGGTTGTGCTTCGCCTTGCGGCAGAATTCGAGGTATTCAGTACCGAGGCTCGCAGGGTCATCAGTGACTGCAAGGCCGACAAGATAGCATTTGCCGCTGTTACCAAAATTCGGCTGAATTTCCATAGAGGTATAGACCTTCTGCGCAGCTTTATTCATCGCGATAAGGTCATCGGTCGGGGTGATTCTGGCGAACAACGCCCATTTGCCATTCAGCGCAGAATCGTCGTCAATCTTTTCGGCTTTCAGCTCAACCACATCGCCATAACGTTTAAACATGCCGTCGGGCAAAAGGCCGCGAATGTGTTCAAGGTTGATACGGCAACCGTAGACGCGCGGGTCATAGGTTTCGGCCATTTCCTGAATATCACTGGCGCTGATAATGCGGCCGTCGCAGGTATCACCCTCGACGCCGATGCGAAAGAATTTTGAGACTTTTTTTGCCATTGTCAGGAGTCCTGAGGTTAGGGTTACTGGTCAACGCCAGTTTCCAGACTCAGGGCACACCAGACCACTAACGACGGCTGGACAATCGCCCACACAACAGCACCTTAGCGAATCACTGACGGCCATTAAGTAGCCTTGCCCTGAATCCACTACGGCGAGGCATCAATGACCATTTCCACCGATACAACCTTGTTGCATGACCCGCGACGACAGGCATCGCTGCTTTACTGGCAGGGGTTTTCCGTACCACAGATTGCCGAAATGCTGCAGGTCAAGCGCCCGACCGTGCAGAGCTGGAAGCAGCGCGACGGCTGGGACGGCATCGCACCGATTTCCCGCGTTGAAAGCAGCCTTGAGGCCAGGCTGATTCAGCTCATCGCCAAACCGCAAAAGACAGGCGGCGATTTCAAAGAGATTGACCTGCTCGGGCGGCAGATTGAGCGGCTGGCACGCGTCAACCGCTACAGCCAGACCGGCAACGAGGCCGACCTTAACCCCAACGTCGCCAACCGCAACAAGGGGGAGCGTAAGAGGCCGAAAAAGAACTTTTTCAGCGATGAGGCTGTCGCAAAGCTGGAAGAAATTTTCTTCGACCAGTCTTTCGAATACCAGTTGCAGTGGTACCGGGCAGGACTGGCGCACCGTATTCGCGATATTCTCAAATCCCGCCAGATTGGCGCGACGTTCTACTTTTCCCGCGAGGCACTGCTGCGCGCGCTCAAGACCGGCCATAACCAGATTTTTCTGTCGGCCAGTAAAACGCAGGCTTACGTGTTCCGGGAATACATCATCCAGTTTGCGCGACTGGTTGACGTCGACCTGACCGGCGACCCGATTGTCATCGGCAACAACGGCGCAAAGCTGATTTTTCTCGGCACCAATTCCAACACCGCACAGAGCCATAACGGCGACCTGTATGTCGATGAAATATTCTGGATCCCGAATTTTCAGAAGCTGCGCAAAGTCGCATCGGGCATGGCCTCGCAAAAGCATCTGCGCTCAACTTACTTTTCGACACCTTCCACGCTGGCGCACGGCGCTTACCCCTTCTGGTCTGGCGAGCTGTTCAACAAGGGGCGCGCCAGTGCCGCTGACCGCATCGAAATCGACATCAGTCACAGCGCGCTCGCCGGTGGGCTTCTTTGCGCTGACGGACAGTGGCGGCAGATTGTCACTATTGAGGACGCCCTTGCCGGTGGCTGCACCCTGTTCGACCTCGACCAGCTCAGACGCGAAAACAGTGATGAGGACTTTAAAAACCTGTTTATGTGCGAGTTTGTCGACGATAAGGCATCGGTATTCCCGTTCGAGGAGCTGCAGCGCTGCATGGTCGACGTGATGGAAACATGGGAGGACTTCGCCCCGTTCGCCGACCATCCATTCGGCTCGCGCCCGGTCTGGATTGGCTACGACCCGTCCCACACCGGCGACAGTGCCGGATGTGTCGTACTCGCGCCGCCGGTGGTTTCGGGTGGCAAGTTTCGCATGCTGGAGCGTCACCAGTGGAAAGGCATGGACTTTGCCGCGCAGGCAGAAGGCATCCGCAGGCTCACTGAGAAATACAACGTCGAATACATCGGCATTGACGCGACCGGCCTCGGTCTCGGCGTATTCCAGTTGGTGCGCTCATTCTACCCGGCGGCTCGCGGTATCCGTTACACGCCAGAAATGAAAACCGCAATGGTGCTCAAGGCGAAAGACACGATTCGCCGTGGCTGTCTGGAGTACGACGCCGGGGCAACTGATGTCACACAGTCGTTTATGTCCATCCGCAAAACCATGACCAGCAGCGGGCGCAGCGCCACCTATGAGGCCAGCCGCACCGAGGAAGCCAGTCACGCTGATATCGCATGGGCCACCATGCACGCTCTGTTAAACGAACCGCTTTCTGCCGGTAGCGGCATGCAGCCTAAATCCATTCTGGAGATTAACCAATGAAAAATAACGCTTTCTCACAAAGCCAGATTCAGGCAATGGCCGATATTCTGCACAATGACAGTTTTGACTATCAGGCAACATGGTTGCGGGTCGGAAAACTCAATATCGACCGCAGCATTACTAAATCGCGCCAGATTGGCGCAACGCTGCTATTTAGTCGTGAGGCACTGCTCGATGCGCTGACAACGGGCGATAATCAAATCTGGTTTGCTCATACAGTTGAGTATGCGCGCGTGGCGCTGATGTACATGAATAACCTTTCAACACGCGTCGGTGTCCGTCTGGCGAGCAACGGTTACAGCGTACAGCTTGACAGCGGTGCGACCATCAGCCTTGTCGGCGAGGAATCCCATTGCGCCGCGCTGGCTGGTAATGTCTACCTTGATGAGTTCGGATGGTTCAATAACCCGCTAAGAGCGGCAAAAGTCGCGGCGGGTATCGCCTGCCATAAACGTCACAGCCTGACGATGTTTACCTCACCCTCTGATAATTATGACGCTTTCCGGGTATGGAATGGCACGCTCCGCAGGCATCGACCGACACCGCTAATCAATACCGGCGACAGCGTATTCTGTACAGATGGCGTCTGGCGCCAGTCAGTCACACTGGATGCAGCATGCCAGCGCGGGTGCAATCTCTTTGCGCCTGAGGAAATTAAACACGAATACAGCGACGATGATTATCGCATGTTATTTGGTTGCGACTGGTCTTTCGCTGTTGCAGCGGGTGAGGTGGCAGCATGAGCAAGCGCAAGCCACGCAAAGCAGTCGCCATGACCGCCAGTGCACCGCAAAAAATGGAGGCGTTCACCTTCGGTGAGCCGGTGCCGGTACTCGATAAGCGCGACATTCTGGATTACCTCGAGTGCACCAGTAACGGCAAATGGTACGAGCCGCCGGTCAGCTTCTCCGGGCTGGCAAAAAGCCTGCGCTCTGCAGTGCATCACAGCTCACCGATTTACGTTAAACGCAACGTACTCGCGAGCACCTACATTCCGCACCCGCTGTTATCCCGTCAGGATTTCAGCCGTTTTGCGCTCGACTATCTGGTATTCGGTAACGCCTTTCTTGAGCAGCGCCACAGCGTCACCGGCCAGTTAATCAAACTGCTGACTTCACCGGCAAAATATACCCGGCGCGGGGTCGATGACTCGGTTTTCTGGTTTGTGGAAAACTTCACTCAACCGCATGAGTTCGCACCCGATACCGTGTTCCACCTGCTGGAGCCTGATATTAATCAGGAGATTTACGGCCTGCCTGAATATCTCAGCGCGCTTAATTCCGCATGGCTGAATGAATCCGCGACGCTGTTCCGCCGCAAGTATTACCAGAACGGCGCGCACGCAGGTTACATCATGTATGTGACTGACCCTGCGCAAAGCGCGACTGACGTCGAATCGCTGCGCGATGCAATGCGTAACTCTAAAGGGCTCGGCAACTTTAAGAACCTGTTTTTCTACTCACCGAACGGGAAACCGGACGGCATAAAAATCGTGCCACTGAGCGAGGTCGCCACAAAGGATGACTTTTTTAACATCAAAAAAGCCAGCGCTGCCGACCTGATGGATGCGCACCGCGTACCGTTCCAGCTCATGGGCGGCAAGCCTGAGAATATTGGCTCAATGGGTGACGTTGAGAAGGTGGCAAAGGTCTTTGTGCGTAACGAGTTATCGCCGCTACAGGACAGGTTCAGGGAGGTAAACGACTGGCTCGGCATGGAGGTCATCAGGTTCAAAGAGTACACCCTCGACAACCCGGAATAATTCCCCCTCAAGCCGCCATCATGGCGGCTTTTTCATACCCCGCCACCATCACGCCTCAGACGCGCCGCACGCGCACAACCACACCCAACCACCAACGAATCGACGGCGACCACGACAGCACCACCACGGCGCGCTCAGACGATAATTTTTATTATTACGCACCACCGCTGGCGCGCAATGCTTTCCCCGCCACGCCTGCCCGCTTTACGGGGCGGTTTTAATGCAGTTGCATGACCACGCTGGATCCGCGCCAGCTCTGGCGGCACACGTTCAGAACGGGCATTCCCGAAGCATGCAAAACCATGCACCTGTTGCATGCACAGCTTATTTATTGATAAATCGCCTTAAATTTACAAAAATCACGGACATTGGTTCTTTCCAAACATGATAGCCTCTCGATAATTATCGAGCCTATTTTTGAACGGAGAAAGATATGCAAGGTGAAGTTGACGAACAGCAACCCAATGAGATTATGTCGGAGTTTGGATACTATCCAGTAGAAGTTAACATTGAGACTGAACAATTTTCTTTGCTTACTTTACCCGGTCTCATTGAGAAAGTGGAACGTGTAAACAATCATAAAAACGTTGTTAAAGGTTGGATATACCCTGGAAACAAAGAGGTATATAACCTTAATGGTGGCATAACCACAATGCCTTATAGTCACCGAGTATTCGGTATGCCCAAAACGCACACACTAAAATTAAAAAACACATCCTCGTTAGAAACTCTCAACTTTGTTGTGTGGTGCCTCTCTTTTTTCAAGGGAATAAGATTGACAACCACTGAGGCTGGTTTTTTAGATGCAACCACTATAAAGCCCACTAAGTTAACCGACTTTATTCTCGTTGGATGCTCTGAAAAAGAAGTCATAGAACTGGCTCTTAATTATATAAATGGCAAACAAAAGGATGCGCACTCCCCCAAAAGAATTGCGGCTGTGGTGCATGCACTATTCTTATCTCAAAACCCACAATACCTTTCTTTTGAAAAATTCCAGTACCTTTACATGGCACTTGATGGTTGCTTTGCTTTGTCGTGGGCTGAGCATGACAAGGCTCCTGATAAAAAACCGCCAAATCATTACAAGCGATTAAAGTGGATGTGCAAAATTTATGGATTATCAATCCCCACATGGGTGTCAGGCAAAAAAAATATTTCTGGCATCCGCAATGATAATTTTCATGAGGCTATTTTTTTGGGGCAACCGCTTGGTTTCTCCAGTGTTAACAACAGTCAATATGGTAACGATATATTGCTGCAAATGCAGGCACTAGTATGTCGTCTATTAGTGGCAATACTGTCGGTTAATGATTGCAGTTATCTCAAATCTTCGGTCAACTCACGAGATTACGATTCATTAAAAATAAATTAATGCTAACGCCTCGCGTAGCTCGTTGTTCAACCCCGCCAGCACTGAAAGCGAGTTTCAGCGCTGGCAGCGTTTGCTATCGTTGACGTGGTGGAGGTGCGTATTGTGTCGGTCTGCTGATATTATCCAGCTTGCCGTAATTATCCCTGACTATTTCTGCACACCCGATCAGCTCTGCTGGAGTCAGGTTCTCATTGACCATTATCGTCTGCAGACGATGAACGATAGCCATCAGTTTTATGCTTTTAGTTTTGTGCTGTGGAATTTCGCCCGGTAGTCGATGCATATTATCGCCCTCAATGAATTTTATTGCGTACTGTCAAAGCGCCACTATAAAACCCGCTAAGGTAACGTCCCATTCATCACTTGTGTGTAACCAATAACACATCGAGAAAGTTTGAAAGGTAGAGCTAACGTCTCTCGGTGCGAGTTGCTCAACCCCGCCGGCACTGAAAACAAGATTCAGCACCGACGGCGTTTGTTAATGCAGCCAGCTATCGTCTTCCCATACCTGCTGCATGATTTCCATTACTCGTTTTTTATCTTCGTCCAGTTTCAAACCGCTTAGCTCAACGCCATTTGCGGAGCCCTTGCGAATGCGGATAGCAGTCTTTGGGTAAATAGGTTGAAGATTGCGGTACAGCTCAGCCTCAAGTGCATCCAACGTTGCTTGACTAATTTTTTGTTCTTTATCCAACGTGATATTGATTCTCATAATCTAATCAGCCTTATAAAAAATATCATCTTCGGTTTCGTTATTTTCGCTGTTTGCTAGGTCTGCAATGAGAGTGAGCGCGAGCTTTAAGTCTGATGGCTTGCAGTTTGCAATCAGAGATACCTCGGCGATAAATTGCACACAAGCCCACTTTTGCTGCGTTCGGCTGAAATGTTCGCCAACCATGAAATCCCTCCCATAGGGTGTACTGTATATTTATACAGTATCACGTATTGGTAAAAGATGGGAAGAAAAAAATGAATAGGGTGATGGCTGTATGTGCATGATATGGATATGAATTACTCAGGCATTGGTTTTGATGCCTCAGCCATCGCAGCAACACGATAAAGGATTTTTCTAGCCTTAGCCTGATGTGATGGTGCTGCTGAGAATATTTCTCCTTTGGCCGTTCCGCGTAGCCATTTGCCATCAAAACAACTTTTACCACCGGCCATCAGGTGCAGGGCTTCTCCCCGGCTGATAGTGATGCCGGTTGTCAGATGTATCTCGTCGATAATTTTCGCTACAACTGCATTTTGCTCATTCGTTCCGTGAATGAATTTTCGCCGCATTTGTGGCTTTTGCTTCCTGAGCCGGTTTGTCAGTTCTCGTCTTTCACGTCGACTCAGTGGTTTTGATAAATCGAGCTCCGGTGGATCGCTTTCGCTTCCCGTACAGTTATTGACAGAACTCCGAGAGGGCGCAGGAGCGCCCTTAACGTCAACGGCCAAATCAACGGCACGCTTCGGCACAATTTTCCACTGCGTTAACCGGGTTAAAATCGGGGTGCCAGCTCCGACAGCAGAGTCGTAGACGCCACGAATGCAGACGGTTTCCTCACCATACTGGTTAAACTCGGGGCGCGGCTCATACAGCGTGCGCACCTGTAAATCATCGCGACGGACAAACGGACCACCCTGCGAATTAACGTAACCAGCCCAGTCACCGGCGTCAGCGGCATCATGGACGGCAGCAAACTCAACGCTCAGACCGTGCGCGGTCTCGGTATCAGCGAGACGACGTAATTCACGGTAGACCGTCACCGGCGCACCGCCGATAAACTGGAACTGACGGATGTGCCAGCGCGCCGCCCATGCTGATACGGCGGGAGCTGTCTCTTTCAGCAGCTCACCGCTTTCGTCATCGGTTTCACCATCAAGAGCATATCCGTCGATGTTTTTGGAAATGTATTTAGCGACATAGCCGGTAGCGCTGCCCTTTTCCGGGTCAATGGCTTCGGCATGAAAACGTGCCTTTTTGGCTTTATCGCTTCTCAGTTCGTGGTGGTCTTCCTCCCACGCATAATCGCGAATAATGAGGCGCACACGCTCAACGTCTTCCGGCAGCATAAACATAAGCATGTGCCAGTGAGGCGTCCCGTCGTGATGAGGCTCGGCAACACGGATGCCGAAAATGCGGATTTCTTCACGGTGTAGCTTGGCGCGTATGCGCGCCCAAAGGCCAGTGAGATAACTCTGCGTGTCCGACGGGCTGGCTCCGTTCCATTTGCTGTTACGGTAGCCTGCTTTAGTTGTGGCGTGATATTTAGACGGCGCGGTCAGGGTGTAAAACTCCCCGACATAACCGAGTTCATTACAGATATTTTCAAACCCACGGATGCGGGTCATCAGCTCGCAGCGACGTATCGCAGGGTTGGCGACCGAGCCATCATATTTTTCAATCAGGCTGATGCGGTTGCCGTCTTCGTCTTCGAGATCCAGCCCTTTGAGAAATTCACGCGTGCGGCGCTTCTGCTCGCGCCAGTCGGTCACACAATTTTTACTCGCGTAGGCGTGTCGTTTTTTGCTGACATTACCGACTGCAATTTGCAGATGTTCGCGCCATGACGCAGCAATGCGTCGCAGACGGCCACGCCACCAAACCTCATTAAACATGCGCATGATTGCTGGCGCCGCTTTGTCCTGGTCAAAGTATTTTGTTGTCAGTCCCGCCCAATGAGGAGGAGTAACACCAAATTGCAGCGCAATTAATCCGGCGCGCATGTACCAGCCATGTAATGTCGCCAACTCGCCGAAATGTGAATCAGCGTCATCATGTTCTGCCAGTTCAGCACGAATAAAATTAGCGATATCAGCAGAAAGCAGGTCAATGTCGGCACGCGACATATCCGGGAGGCGGTTGTATCTGGCGACCATATTGACCATACGTGATGCCAGATACTGCATATATTTCGTATCGAAATGACCACCGAAAACAGCGCCTGATACATCGCTGCTAATGCCTGCACACTCATATTTTTTTGCGACCAGTTCAAGACGCGGCAATGCCTTTTTGCAGAAGTTGATTAAAAAAGCATTGGCTCGTTGACTGCCCTGATTTTGTTCCAGCACTTCAGCGGTGCGATAAACGTCAAATCGCACGCACTCAGGCTGCAGGGAAAGCACCTTTCTCGCATGCAGCAAAGCCGCGAACATACGGTCGCGGCGATGCTGTTGGTCATAGGTAAGATATGGGCTGGCTATTGCCGACCGTGGAGTGTTCCACGGGTAAGCATAATTAACGCTTACCTGCATAGTTCCCCCATTTGCCTACGCTGTATGCTTAGCATCACATAGCCAGGAGCCCACTCGCTAAGGTCAGTTACATGAGTCACCAGCACGTAGACAAATGCCCCTGTAAACCCGACCTTTTGCGGGTCATACTCGCAGTGGCCATACTCGTTTAAGCAAAGTAAATCCCCTACAGCAAAATCACGGTCAGCAAGACGAAACTCGGCTTTTTTCGTTCCATTGATGACAGCCTGAAAAAACTCAGGCCGAATTTTTAGTTGATGTGTTTTTCTCATGTCGCCGCCTTGATAGAGGAGGCGCACATTTCTCCGATACGCTCAATTTCAGATGCCATTGCGTCAAGCGTGGTAATTGATGACTGCTGAATATGATGATGAATCAACCCGGAAATAAGCTGGTTAATCTTCGGGTAATAACCGATGGTGTCGAGCCATTCCTCGCCAGCTTTTTTACCATACTTAACGACCTTCTTTTCATTCAGGATGAATTGATACTGGTCGCTGGTAATAACCCATTTGTCGCCAATACTGATATTAATGCTCATTTGTTTATCCCCTCATATGGCGCGCGAGGGGCGGCGCGTAGCATGTCTTTGTATCTGGTGGTTAGCGCTTCGGTTGTCCAAATATCAGAAAGCTTGATTCGCGCCAGCATATCGCCAGTAGGCTCCGAAGGTACTGCTATCCAGCCATCAGGAACAATGCGAGCTTTTCGGTATTCCCGGAGCTCGTCTATTTCATCCAACAGGTCAGCAATAATGTCTGTCTCTCGATGGCCGATTTCGCGCTTAAATGCCGCGGTTGCCTCATCGCAATCCTGTTCTGCATTTGGGCTATCGAGGTTTTCTTGATACCACGATAATGTAGATTGGTAGTCTTGAGCGGCCCTGCGCAGACGCGCGCGCTTGTCTGTTAAGTGTTTATTAACCATTTAAACGCCCCTGTAGTGTTTGTGTTTGAGCTCCGCGATTTGCTGACATGTCACGCAAAAGGCCACACCCGGAATCGCAATGCGGCGAGCTTCCGGGATTGGTGCGTCACATTCTTCGCAGAGGAAGCGAGAGGGCGCAGCGATACGGCTGCGCGCGTTGCTGATGTGGCGCTCGCGGTCTTCCTGCTCACGCTGTTGTGCTAAATCAATTGCGTCGGCCATTAGTGCAGCTCCTGTGATTCGTTCTCAAAGCGGGCTGCTTCACGGCGCAACAGTTCGGCCGCTTCTTTGCCGGTCATATCTGAATTGGTAATGTGAACGGCCAGAGCTTCGAGACGGATTGAAACGGCGAGAGCGCGGTCTTTGCGCTCTTCTTTTTTGGCTTCTTTAAACAAAGTCTCCAGCACGTGGTCGCCAGCACTACTCGGCGTTGATAAATAAATAGTTCGACTCATATATCCTCCTGATTTTTGGCAAAAGAATGCCCGGCGGGTTTACGCCAAGTAATTACGTTTAATTAATTAACTATATCCAAATACAACAGCAGGCTTGCTTTTTAACTGCTTGATGATTTCGGCTTTTAATCCATCCTTAAATTCTTTGCAGCACTCCCACTCAGGGTCAACGCGAAGTATTGCGCCGTCGCGGGTTTTAATTTCAAAACCTTCCTCCATATTTGGAATCATGGCACCCAAAACAATTCTTAATTCATCGCGTGACATGTTTCACTCCTTTAATTACAAAGTGGACAATACGAATAATTAAAAAACCTGACGATTTCGGCGACTTTGTTTTCAGCCCTTTTAATAATTCGGACTGTGAGCGGCACGGGTGCCAGCGCTGGCCGTCCTTACCTGCGATCCAGCCGTGGCCGTAATGCATACCGGGGCTTTGCTTAACGAGCAGAGACGCGAATGACGGTTCACTTTTCAGCATACGCACCTCAAATCAGACCAAACGATGCGCCAATGCCGCTCATGGTATCGACCACGCTCGACATAGCGGGATTAGTCTGCAGACGTGCATGCAGCGCCATTGCCGATAATGACAACATGCGAATCCCCGCATTTACGCTAGCAATCATGTTTTGTTTTTTGGCTGGCGTGAGGCGGTCGCCGGAAACTGCACCGCTTGCCAGTTCGCCAAGTTCACTCATTGCGTGCATGACGTAGGATTGCAGTTTCTCTTTTGCCAGCTCGTTGACCGGTACGCATGGCAGACAATGGATCTGCGCCAGAAAACCATCGACGAGGGTCGAGTCTTCGGTCAGGTCTGTCAGTGTCCAGATTTCACGCGGCGTTAACTGGTGCGGCTGTTCTGGGTTGAGTTTGTTGTAAAGCGTATGCGGCTTGATTCCGGCTTTATTCGCTAGTTCTTTCACGTTATGAGTAGCTGCGAATTTTCTGCAGGCCTCGTCAAAGTGCGCATGTGACGAAACACGAAAATCTAACATGCTGTAACTCCCTTTAACTTGCAAAATCAAGTTCAGTTAAGCGATGACTGTTAGTTGATATAACGGCAATCGATAGCTTGCTGGGTCAGTTTGTCACGCCATGCTTTGACGTTGATAAGGGTGCGGCTACGCTTAGCGGCTTTTTCTTTGCTGGTAACATCTTTGGTGGGAGCTTTGAGAAGGACGCCCTCATCAATCCATTGCCAGACCAGACGCTCGCTAACGCCACGGGCGGCGGCGAAGTCTTTTACTGACATGGTGTCTAACATCGCTGTACGAATCATGTTTTGCATGGATAGCTGCATCATGGTTACAAGCGCGTTGAACTGACCAGCGTCTAGCAATACAGTTTGATTTTGTAAGTTTTGTGCGTCATGCAGCGGGATTGATTTTGCATCTGACATATCGCATTATCTCCTGTTGTTTGAAATGTAGTGCAGTGGTGTGCATCTTGGTCGATGAGCACCAATATAGATCGCTAAATTTTGGTTGTAAACAAAATTCTTGTTGGTGTGATATGTCTAAAAGTGATGTTAATGCGCCTGCCGCATTGGAACGAGTCCTTTCTGCATACGGCTTTAAGCAGCAAAAGGAACTAGCCGAAAGGCTTGGTATACATGCAAACAACGTGAGTAGTTGGCTTGCAAGAAACGTAATCCCAAGCAACGTTTTCGTTGAGTGTGCTCTTGATACGGGAGCTGACCTGCGATGGCTAATTAATGGTGAGCTTGCAAATGCAAGATTTGGGGTGGTGAAAGCTAAACTCAAAGGAAAGCAACTCTATGATGAAATCATGGCAAATGGAGGGAGGGCGGTTCTGCGTCGGATTCTCGATGCGTATGGTTTTACTCTGCAAAAAGAGCTTGGCGATTTATTAGGTATATCTTCCGGCACTATAAGCACTTGGGTTAGACGCGATTTTTTCCCCGGTGACGTGGTTGTCACTTGCGCCCTTGATACTGGCGTATCGTTAGAATGGTTATCTACCGGAAAAGGCCAAATGCGTAATAGTTATGATGGTGAACCGGCAAATGCTTTAACGATTAGAAAGTGCCGCCTCGAGGCGGGCGAACTCAAAGATATCGGACGCTGGACTCCTGATATATCTATGGCTCCGTCAAATACTGATGATTTAGTGTTTATCGATGGTGTGAGCACATCTTGGCTTGTTGATAGTTCTAACTCGAAGATAGGAAATGGTCGCTGGCTTATTGGTATTGATGGCGCACTCGATGTTTTTGACGTAATCAGGTTGCCAGGTGGAAAGGTCAGGTTATCAAATAAGTCTGCTGAGTTTGAATGTAATCTCTCAGATATCACACCATCAGGTGCGGTTATTTTTACTTTGGAAAAGCATGTTTAAGGAGCAGTAATGAAAAAGTTTTTATTTTTGATGGTCTGTATCGCACTTTCTTCCTCAGCCTTAGCCGCTGAGAAGTTTAAAGAGATTGATAGTAAATCTTTTGGTGATAAATGGCCGCTGACCTTTGAGCATGCAAAAGTATCATGTGTAAATAGTCACTACGTTTTTGTTTATGACACTGATACGGATGAACGCTATCCCCTAAGCGGCATGGCTAAGAACGCCGTCAAGTCTGGAAAAATGGAAGGGCGAGATTTAAAAGAAGTGCTAAAAAAAGACCCTAGCGATCCATTAGAACGCGCTGATATTGGTCCTGTTTTCAGTGAAGCCATAGCGCTATGTGAATAAAAATATTTGGCCTCGGTGTAGCTATGACAGTAAGTAAGCAAAAAAATGGTAAATGGTTATGCGAGCTTTATCCAAATGGAAGGGAAGGGCGACGTATACGTCGGCAATTCAATACCAAAGGTGAGGCCGAGGCATTCGAAGCATTTACGAAAAGTGAGAGTGAGGATAAGCCGTGGCTTGGCAAGAAAGAAGACCGGCGGCGCTTAAGTGAGATAATCCAGCTTTGGCATAATCTGCATGGACAGGCTTTAGTTGCAAGTAAGTCACGATTGGCTAAATTGCAGATTGTATGTAATGGTCTTGGTGACCCTATAGCATCCCGCCTTACTGCTAAAGATTGGGCTCACTATCGTGATAAACGGCTTCGTGGCGAAATAGATAATGGATATCACAAAGACCCTGCAAAATGGATCGCCAAACCGATAACCGTTAACCGTGAGCAGCAGTATTTAGAAGCTGTTTTCAATGAGCTAAAGCGGTTAGGGGAATGGAGTCTACCTAATCCGCTTGATGGCATTCGTGTCTTTAAAGAAGCTGAGAAGGAAATGTCATGGCTGACTTTGTCTCAACTCCCTGAGCTGTTTCGAGCCTGCGAGCAATACGGCAAAGAAGACCTCACCATGATTGTTAAGGTGTGCCTTGCAACCGGCGCTCGATGGGGGGAAGCGGAGAGATTGACCCGCCCGCAACTTTCTCCACATAAACTTACGTTCACCAAAACCAAAGGTAAGAAGAATCGCACAGTTCCTATCCCTAAATGGCTGTACGACGATTTGTCCGAACGTCAGGGCAGAATGTTTAAACCCTGCTATCAGGAGTTTAAAAAGATGCTCAAACTAACGAATATTGAATTGACGGAAGGGCAGAAGACGCACGTTTTGCGTCATACTTTTGGTGCGCATTTTATGATGAACGGCGGGAATATACTGGTGCTGCAGAAAATTCTCGGGCATGCCAATATTCGAGAAACAATGAAGTATGCACACTTTGCTCCTGACCACCTTGAACAAGCTGTCACCCTCAATCCGTTATCGCTGTATGTTGGCGACAATGTGGCGGCAGAGGTTGCATAACACTGCAATTCATTGCATCAAAAATTACTTTAACTAGTTGTTTTATATGGTAAGTGCTTGTTTGTTATGGGGTGTTAATAGGAGCGTCTTAACTAAGAACGCGCTTTCGCAACATCCGAAAGCTTGTAGAAAAGAAGGGGCTGGCATTACGCTGGCCCCTTTTTTATGGGTTTGCTCCACGCCATAGATGGTTGCATGATTAGGCTGGGTCAGTGGTCTCAACGCTGAGTCAGAAACGGCCAGGCCCGTTCCTTAGTTTAGCGAGCGCTCCGCACGCCGGTGTTTAGCCTGATACATATTTCGATCGGCCAGTTCTTGTAGTTTTTCGGCAGTGGCATGTTCCCATGTCAGCGCAAAGCCAATACTCAGGGTCATCGTTATTCGCTGGCCGTTATGCAGTTCAAAAGGTCGATTAAACGCCTGGGATAGCGCTGCGCAAATACGTTGTACTTCATATTCCGAATGTACATCGTAAAGCACCATCGCAAATTCATCGCCGCCGAGTCGGTAAGTCTGATAACGGCTACCACCGAATTCCGCTAATCTTTTGGCAACCTCTATAAGTACGCGGTCGCCTGCCGCATGTCCCCAGGTATCATTAATATATTTAAAGTTATCGCCATCCAGAAATAACAATGCCGAACTGCTACGAGCGGAATTGTCCTTCATCAGCGCGTTAATACAGCTGCGAAATGCCGCGCGATTGGCAAGCCCCGTCAGCGGATCGTGCAACGCGGTACGTAGTAACTGGGCATTTTTAGCCTGAAGCCGTAGCTGCCATTCTTCCATCTCATCCAGAAGGCTATTGAAATCCTGCGCAAACAGGTGAAATTCCGCAATACGCTCATCAGGTACCCGGCGTGAAAAATTTCGGTTAGTGCGAACGTCGTGTACAACTTCAGTAATATTTTGCAGCGCATCCACAACGCCATTGTGTAAATAACGCGTGAGCAGCAGGGCAATGCCGGATGCCAGCAGAATACATCCTGTCAGCACTGCCAGCGATAGCCAGATAAAATGACCAATAAGGCTGTCGCGGGCGACAAGCCGTACTTCGCCGATGGCCCTGCCGTTGTGCCAGACGGGTTGTGATACCGGCAATGGAAAAAGCCAGTGGCTAATTAAGCCAATGAGCTTATCGTCTGCGGCTCGCGCATCATAGCGCCATGAGGCGATAGTACGGCCATTTTTATCGCGGACCTCCGCCGCTGAAAATTGTCCCTGGCGTCCCAGTGTGGCGAGCGTTTCCGCTGCGGCCGCGTTATCGGAAAATACCAGTGCCGCTTCAAGGCTATGGGCCATTGTGGCGGCGGTCAAATCGAGATTCTTTTGCGCATACTGTTTGAGCGTAAGGACAGACGCAACGCAAATTAATAGCCAGATCAATGTCATTGTAAGCAGCACGCTGATTATACTAATCCGCCGTAGTGTGCGTTTAAATGTTGGCCTGGACAGAGAAAATTCCTTATTCAT